TATAGTTATATTTAACGTTTGACTAAACAATAAATTATATCTAGCAACACTTTGAGCCTGATATTTCATTCTATTGTCAGTGGTTTCTAATTTTCCACTCTTATTCATTTGCCCACTATCCAACATCTTAACCATCAATCTGGATGGAGAATCCTGAAGACCATTTGGAATTATTGGTGATACATCTTTATTGCTGGCATGATTCATTGTATTATAACTTTCAGACAACTTATATTTGTTCACATAAAATTTTCTTGAATTAAAATCAAGAAAATAATTTAAACTAGAATACATTCCAACTTTTAAATTGTCTATTATATCTACATTCTTACTAAAGATTGGAGTGGTTATCATCTTAAAGTTTATTCTAGAATCTGCTGGAGTTAGAACTGTTTCACTATAAAAATACTTTTCTACTGGTGATCTGTCTGGAGAGAAAAGAAAGTCTACACTTTTATAATTGTATCCATTTTTATTCTCATAAAATAAATATCCAGCAGTTCCTTTTTCAGTTCCAGAAGAACCAGAAGAAGTTTGTGGAATTCCTTTTGGCAACAACCATGTCAAAACAGTAAATGGTTTTCTAGCATTGCCCATAAAAGAATAGGAATTTACTGTAGAATCAATGGTAGAAGAACTAAATCTTGAAGTCTTTAACTCTTCTGATAATATTTTTACAACAGTTTTATCAATAGTCTTATCATATCTTCTGAAGACCCTAGCAGTTTCATTAGTTAAAAGTTCTCTGGGAACTAACTCCATAGAAAGGAGTTCTTTTGTTGACTGTGTGCTAGATCCTCCAATTCTACTTATATAAAATACCTTACTTGTATCATCAAATAAAATTCTTTGTCCAGTAGCTGGTTGAGATACATGAAGTCTTACCCTTTCTCCTCCTCTTAATTTTAAATTAGAAATAATTCCACTAGTATTAAGCAGTACCAAGTTTACATACACTACTGGTGACAATATATTTTCAACATATTCTATTGATGCAACAGTTTCCAGCAGAGAAATAAATTTTCCCTCAGATATTTCTACTGAAAATTCTAATATTTTGTAATTAAAATATGATGCCATTATGAAAATGCCTTATACATTATGGATTTTTCTAGACTACTTCTAGCATTATTTAGAGGAATCTGTGGAGATGATCCCATAGCCATCTGTTGAGGTTGAGGAGGTAATGGGAATGGAACAGTGATGGATCTTGTCATTGGTTCATTAATTGTTGATGCAATAGGATTTCTTTTTACTGGTTGAACATCAAAAGACTGGGGCCCATATTCAACTGGAACTCCTAAATTTTCTAATTGCTGTCTAGTAGATGGTCTTGCTTTAGGTGGTTGAGGAATAGCAGAAGATTGGGCAGATGTTCTTACAGAAGATTCATGCTGCTGCATTGCTTTTTGTGATGATAAAGGTGCAGGAATTCTTTGTGAACTTTGTATTTCAGACATTGGATTTTTGTGTGATCCACCCTTCCATACTTCAAAATGCAAATGAGGATCATACTGTTTGGCATTAAACAATGTTGCTATCTGTTGACCACCATAAACAATAGTTCCAGCAGGAACAGTTGGAACAACATGTTTATAGACAGATTGTAATCCTCCACCATGATCTATTGTAAGAATAGTATCTCCAGACTCAACTGATCCACTATATCTAATCTTTCCAGTTTTCCAAGCAACCACTGGAGATCCTGGTGCGAGACCTCCAATATCCTGCCCACTATGCCCTCCATAATTTCTTTCTGCACCATATTCTCCACCAGCAAACCCAACTGCTGAAGTTGATAAAGTTCCTCCTGGTAATGGAAAAAATTGATCACCACTTACTGGACCATCATAAGTTTCCCCTGTTCCTGGTGGTGCTGGTGCTGTACCTCCACCTTCATTGGTTTGAGAAAGTGGCAACTTAAATAAGTTTGAAAACTCTTCAAACTTTTTAATTGCTTTTTGATAACTTAAAAGTGCACCTTTAAATGACAAAGATGATCCTGTTGATTGAGTTTGTTGTTTTTGTTTTTTAGTTTCTTCCTTCAACCTTTCTTCTATTTTTGTTTGTTGTGGTCTTACTAATTTATTTTTTTCTTCTTCCTTTGAACTTATTCCAGACAAGTCTCTAATTAAATTAGTTGCATCAAGAGCAAAAGATGCTACAGAAAGTAATCCTGCTAAGGGCAAACCAATTCCAGTAACTGCACTTGCTGCTGCAGCAGCATCTAAAGCAGCAGCAGTTCCTGCTATTGCTGATCCTGTTTGATCTCCTGATTGTGCTCTGAATGCAGCATCAGCAGCACCAACTGCAGCACCAACTCCAGGAATTAATGCTGCTCCAAATCTTCCAAATGCCTTTGCTGTTTTAGCACCTTTTGTTGCTGCTGATGTTGAATCAGTTGCTGTTGCAGCAACTTTAGGAGATTGTTGTAATTTTTTTAATGCATCTTTCCCAAACCTATTCTTAAATGCATTATCTCCATACCTACTTAAGTATCTTTGTTGAGATGATGTTGATACTCTTCTTCCAGTAACATCAAATCCTCTTGCAGATTTTGAGTTTACACCAAACATTCCGTTTACAGCACCACCAATCATAGATGGTCCAAGTAACAATCCTCCAGCAAGTAAAGATTGTCCAAGACCAGTGAATATATTTCCTTTTCCAAAGTTTAAAAATGCTTTAAATGCTGCTAGTTGAGCAAGATTATTGAATACATCAGACTGTCCAGAAAAAAAGTTACTCTTAAATTTAAATAAAGAATTTTTAGGAGATAATTTTTTAAATAATGTTCTTTTTCTTTTAGACTCTTCTTGTTTTTCTATAGAATCTAATCTTCTTTTATACCTAGCTAAGACTGATAGTTGAGTTTTCTTTTGATAAACTCCTTTCTCAAAGATAGTTCTTAATTTTTTAGAAGTTTTTTTAGTGTCTACACTAATATCAATAAGCGCTTTTATTTTTGTTGTTTTGGCAACTATAGTTGGAGTTGTTTCCTTTTGAGAAGGAGTTAATACCTTAGTAACTTCCATTCTACTATCCTAGAGCTCCAACTAAATTTAATTCTCCTGCTGTTAATAATGAAAATCTATCTCCATAATAATTTGGATCAATACTTGCTAATTGAGTTCCTGAATTGGGTGCTACTACTTGTTGTGCATTTGATGGAACAGGAACTATACTAACTGCAAGATTTTGTTGAGATCCTGATCCAGATAAAGCACTAGCTCTTCTACCATCTGCCCTTGAAGATGGTTGAACTGGAGAAGTACCTTGATATTGCTTTAGTCTTCCTTTAAATAATTCTGTATAATCAGATCCATATTTTTGAAGTCCAGTATAAGTTGTTCCCTCCAATCTAGTTTTAATTGCATTTGGGTCCTTCTTTAATTGTTCTACAATAGATGTCTCATCTCCACCTAAAACACTTATGATGTGACCTCTAGTAATTAAGTCTTGATTTTGAGGACTAAATTTCGCAGTGGTTGGATCTAATCCAACTTGTCTAGCTCTTTCTTCTAAAAACTGTGGTTTATGTTGATACTTGCCAACTGGTCCAGTTGCAGTTCTAGCAACCTCTGAAATTGTCATTTCGGTTGCCCCTGGTAGAGTAGTACTTGGGTACATAGCCTCATAATTCCCTCCAGATTCAGGGGAAGATATAGTATCCATCAGTGCTTTCATTTCTGGTGGAGAATCCCCAGGCATTAAACTCATATTTCCTAAGGAAGGTGCAGTACCGAGAGATGTTCCTGGATTAGGAGATGATGATTTTTGTTGTCCCCTATTCTGCATAGTTTTTTTATAAGTTTCAATAAAAAATTCAAGTGCTTTTTCAAATTTTATATTTAATTGTTCAAATTTTTTAATATCTTCTTGAGGTAATGAACTTATTTCTGGTGAAGATTTTTGTTGGAGAGTTAGTTCTTCTAATCTTTTTTGGGTTTCTGGTTGTTGATCTTGATTAGAGGCAGAAAAAGCAGATCCTAATGCCAGTGCCCCAGCACCTAAAGAGGCAATTTTAGCCCACTTCCCAAACCCAGAAGATGGTGCTGCAATAGGTGCTCTTCTCATTCCACCACCAATACCCCTTGAAATTCCACCACCAATTGCTCTACCTGTCATTGATGTTAGTAGATTCTTAAGTATTCCTCCAGCAATCATCATTCCAATTTTTGGTAGGAAAGATAATCCAATCCCAAAAAGACCTTTGAATACTGCAGAAATATCTCCATTCAAAATACCAAGAAGCATTTTTAATAATGCTAGAGATCTTATTGCTCCACCAGCACCAGAAAAGAAATTGCTTATAAAAGGTTTGATTGTTTCTGTTACACTTTTTTTATCTGATCCAAGTTCTTTCTTTGTAAGTTTTCTACCTCTATTTGCTACTCTCTTTTTATACTCATCTACTTCTTGCTTATTTTTTTCTTTTGTAGTTTTAAAGTCTTCTTCTATTACTTCCTTTATAGATTCCAGATCATTATTAATTTGAACAAAATTTAATAAAAGTCTCCCAAAAGTAGCTTCGGATCCTGCAGGATCTACTTCAGTTGACTTTTGTGTTGATGTTATTATTGCAGTTGGAATATCTCTCTTAAGTATTATGCCAGGAATTCTTGTCTGTATAGATTTTCTAGTTCCAAACCCAAATTGACTTCTACTAGAACCAGAGATGAATGCTTGTGCTTTTCTTCGCGACAAATTATCAGTAGAGTTCTTATCGTCTGATGGAGTATTAGAATTTGGCATACTCATCCATTTACCTTAGATGCTTTTTTTTCTTCATCTTCAATATATTGCTCCAACAAAGAAAGATAAACTTCCCTTTCCCAAGGTATCATATTTTCAATATCTGTCAATGAATATTTATGATGCTGCATCAAAGCAAAATTAATCCTATAGAAAGTTTCTAAACTTTCATGCCCCATCACTATCCGAAAAAACTTGACAACCCCTCCAATACTATTTCATTTTCTACTTTAGTTTTTGGATTTGTTACTTTAAGTGTATGAGATAACTTAGGCATTGTATCAAAAAACTTTTCAATATTTTTAAATTGAGAAGAATCAAAAGTTTGTAACCATTCTACAATTTCTTTCTTGGTTAGATCAGAAGCAGACCAAGCCTCTTCTTTTGTATAAACTTGATCTATACAAGAAGCAACAATTTCAAATGACTTTTGAATAGTTTCTTCGCTATTATTAATAGAACTAAAATTAAAATTATTATCTATAAATTCTTGCAGTGAAGGATACTTCATCTTAACTGTAATATCATCATTGACTTTCAATTCTGGAGAATGTTCTTTTGGAACATTGACCTCAATTTCATCAACACTAATACTTACTTCTACTTGTGTTTCATTATCATCTGGGCAAGTAATAATAAGATCTATTAAAGCACCAACTGATTTTGCTCTGATATTCAAAAACAAATATTCAATATCAAAACTAGGAAGAGTTTCTACTTTAATTCCTCTAGTAAGGATGCACTCTTTCAATACATTTTTAATTGCATCTCTAATCTCACTAGGACTTTCACTCTCCATAGCTATGATTAGAATTTTTTCTTCTTTAACTAAGAATGGTCTATATTTAATTTGCTTTTTATTAGAAGGAAGAATCAACTCATAAGAAGGAGTTACTACTTTTGGTAAAGGCATTTTGAAATATACAATTCAGGTATGATTATTTATGGCGAAAAATCAAATCATTCTTCACCAAGAGCTGCTCTAGTTGCTCTAGACAATCCACTATTTGGATCATTATATGAACCTCCAAGAGGATCTTTATCATTTCCAGGACCTAAAACATTATCAGATAAATTTGAGGTTCCACCAGTTTGCTGCCCATTAGCAAAAGGTTTATATCTGTACAAATCATAATTAAATGTTACTGTAGTTCTTAAAATATCTGACTGACTGTAAGATACAGGAATAGAAATTATGTTAATTGGATATGCATTTAAAAGCGTATACTCTACTCTATTTCCAGGCATACCATATACTCCACTTTTAGACAATCTTTGACTAGATGATCTAAAGTTCTTTTCAAATTTTGTAATTATAATATTTGTCTCATATTTATCTGGATATTGAAACCTAGTATATGAATCTAAATTGCCACTAATTCCTCTATTTGGTGTTATTGTTGATATCCATTGCTCAAAAAATTCTATAACTTTATAGTCTTGATCTACATAAAAACTTACATCTACTTGAGGATAAACTCTTTTATTTGCATACTGCTCAGTGATTCCTTGTCTGTCCCCAAAAACTTGACCAGTTTCAAGTGAAGTTCCAGGAAGAACAGCTTCATATGCTAAAAAATTTACATCATCACTATTTGCTTCACCATATCTACCGGGAATAAAAACACTAAAGTATGATGTTAGAGCAGGTTTAAACTTACTGATTAACTCATCAGTTGAATAATATAGTTTTTGGTAAGAAGATACTGTCATCTAAATAACTTAAGTGCCTTATAATATATGTATGAGTTATAAGGGAATATTTAAACCATCATTCCCCCAAAAATATA